GTTCGTCGTCTTGGCCGCCCCGGTGGCGTCGCGCACCGACCAGCCGCACAGGTCTTCGTATTCGAGCGTCTCACCGCTGGCCAGCGTCACCTGTAGCTGTCGGAACGCCGTGGTGCCGTCGAAGAACTCCACCGTCACCGTGTTGGCCCCACCGCGGGCGCAGGCCATGACCTTCTTGACCTGGCGCTGCGTGGACGGTGCCGGCGCGGCGAGCACCGTGGTGGTGGCCGCCGCCGCGATCGCGGTGTTCGTGCGCCCAGGCGTATAGGGCGTGGCCGTCGCGGTCTGGTTATCGACCCACGACACGTGCACGTCCAGCGCGTTGGCCGAGGTGGTCACCAACCGGATCACATCTGCGGCGCCCGTCAGAATAATCATGGGTGCAGCGAGGCGATCGCCTTCGCATCCTCCAGCCGCGCTCGGCGCTCGTCTTCGCTGTCGCCGGTCGCCGTCATCAGCGCCGCGAGCTGGTTCAGCTGCGACACGATGAGGTCCAGGGCCCTATCGGTCGGCTGGTCGCCGGTGCGCGGGTACGTGAACCTTATCGTCGCCACAGGCGGCTCCTGGGCGTCTCGGTGACCACGTCTGCAATGCTGCCCCCCTCGGCCGTGTCGCGCGCGGTGGCGAGTTGGACGACGGCGCGCTTCAGGCGGGCAATCTTGCGTTCCAGGGCGCTGGTGTCGCGTTCGGCCTTCAGCAGCGCGCGGATGGCCAGCGTCGTCGACAGGTAGTCCTTCCACTGCTCCAGGATCGGGTCCAGCGTCGCACCGACCGCGGCCATCGTGAGCGGGGCGGGGACGTAGTAGACGCGATAGTTCCCGGCGGCTGTCTCGCGCGGTTCCAGCCGGATGAACGAGCCCTCGTGCAGATAGGTGATCTCGCCGCGGGCGCCGTCGCGTTGGCCAAAGTTGAAGTGCCGCAACGATCGGCGCTGCGGTGTGCCGGGGTCCTTCGAGACGCCCAGGATCGTGCGGAACGAACTGCCGCTGCTGGACGTCGTTGGGATGGCGATGGTTGCGACGCCGGGCAGGATCGTCGCCGCCGCGTCGAAGAAGGCGAACCAGTGGTCACCGAACGCCGCCAGGACCACGCGGATCAGTTCCTCTTGCGCCTCGGGCAGGAAGTCGTTCAAGAACTCGGTGTCCGTGACGAACTGCGAGCCCTGCAGGTCGGCCAGCTCCCGCGCTTCGTCGATGATGTTCTGCGCCGTCACAGCCACGGATTGCTCCCGTCGTCCTCAACGTCGGTGATGCTGTCGGGCTCGCCCGCGTCGCGGTTGGCGGTCTCTTCGAGGGCCTCAGCGATGGCGGCCAGGCGGGCCTCAAGCGCGCGGGTGTCGCTCTTCTCTTTGACCAGCCCCTGGATGGCGGCGAAGGTCTCAATGTACTCGGCCCACGGCTCCATCCGGTCGTCCAGGTTGGCCGCCGTCGCGAACGGATAGGCGCACCCCTGGCCGTAGAACACCACGTAGTCGCCCGGCGCTTGCTCCATGGGCTCGATGTAGAGCAGGTTGCCCATCGGGCGGTACGTGGGCTTCTGCCACTGCACGTCTCGCTCGGCGAAGTTGAAGCGGTGGAGGGTCTGTCGGTTCGGCGTGACCGGGTTGCGGGTCACGCCCAGCAACTGGCGGAAGTTCAAGACAGCCGATGGTGTCGTCCCGATCAGCGCCGTCAGGTCCGTCCAATTCGTCGCGCCCGCCAGCGTGAAGAGCGCCGACTGTCGGAACAGCTGCGGGTCGGCGGCGATCATGAGCTGGTAAAGCTCCTCTACGCCATCGTCGACCCAATAGCCCCAGCGGGCGTTGGCGATGAAGCCAGAAATATAAGCCGCGCCCAGTCCTGCGATGGACTGGGCGCGGGCAATCAAGTTTGCTGCGCTGATCGCCACCGTGTTACCGGCAGAGATCCATCAGGTCGCGGAACGCCTGCAGCGCCCCTTCGTTGTCGCCCTTCTTGCCGAGCGCGAAGAAGTCGCCCACCGCAGACAGGGCCGCGTCCTGATCGCCCGAGTCGTCCCCGGACGTGTCGTCTGATTCATAGCCGTCGCCGCCACTGTCGCCGCCCCGCCCCAGCTTGGACGGTGGCGGCATGTGATCGACGAGCGAGATTTTGAATCCGTGGCTCATTGCGCGTCGTCCGAAAAGACGGCCTCCACGTAGATGACAGTCCCCGCCGCCGGGTCAGCAGCAGCACCAGTGTCAGACCGATAGAACTGGATCTGCACCTGGCCGCCGGTGCAGCCCGCCTGAAACGGAAACGGGTTGATGCCGGTGGTGGTGGGCACAGGCAGAACGGCGCCCATGCTGCAGTCCACCCCGACGATGCGCCGGTACGTCTTGTCGGGGGTCCCGGTGTAGAGACCCGCCGAAGTGCGCACCCACGTGAGGTTCTTGCAGCGCTGGGACGCGATCGCCCCGGCGCCGCCGGTGATGGTGACGGTGCCGATGAAGCGCCGGGTTTCGCTCTCGTTGCAGCGAATGTCCTGGTACTTCCAGCCCTCCTGCTTGAAAGCCGTGACGGCCATGGCTTACGACCCCACGTTCTTGAGCACGGCGTTGGCGGCCGGCTTGAAGCACTTGAAGTTCTCGGTGCAGACCACCCGAATCTCGATGCCGTCGTCGCTGGTCATGTTCACCAGCACTTCACCGGTGCCGTAGTCGTTCAGCGTCGGCGCGGGGCCGCAGCTGACGAGCTTCCACGTCGACAGGTCGAGGACGTACGCCTCGGTGTCGGTCAGGAAGCGGCAGGGCTGGATCGGGACGTCGATCCCCGTGACGGCGACGGCCAGCTGCTTGAAGCCCATCTGTCCGCGCGTCTTCAGGTCGACGTAACGGGCCTGGGTTCCGAGCGCGATGGACATCGACGCGTGGTTGTTCGGCGACACGACGCAGATCAGGTTCTTCCCGCCGCCGTAGCTGATCAGCTTCTGGCACATCTGGATGAGGGCCTGCTGCAGCGGGATGCCGGTGCAGTCCTTGATGCGCCCGTACATCCGGCTGTTGGTGCTGCGATCGACACCGCCGAAGTTCTCGGCCGCGCTGGGCGCCGTGGCGGGCAGCCACGCCTTCCAGCCCCACTCCACCAGTCGTACCGGGGTGGCAGCGTCCTGTCGATCGCCCTTCACGAAGATGAAGTCGTTGTTGGCGGCGGCAGCGATGCCGGCCGTCAGGTTGGCGGTCAGCAGCAGCGTCCCGGCTTCCTCGTCGAGGCCGGCGATCACGATGGTGCCGGCGCGCAAGGTGCCGGTGGCGTTGGCGGCGCCAAGTACCAGGGTCTGTCCGACCTGGAACTTGAAGACGTCGGTGGGGACGGTTAGGGTCAGCGTGGTGGACGCGCCGGGGGCCGAGACCTGGCCGCGGGCTCCGAACCCGTCGCCGACCATGTGCACGCCCTGGTTGAAGACGGCGCCGCGCAGGAGCGACTCCACCTCATTGTCCAGCGCCTGAATCCAAGCGCCCTTGTTGTTGCGCGACCGGCGGATGATGGTGCCGGCGACGCTGCCGATGCTGTAGACGTCGACGAAGGGGATCGCGAACTGCTTGGGCACAGACGACTTCGCCTGGCCAGCGGCCTGCGCATCAGAGAACGTCGCGCTGGTCCCCGGGTTGTCCCCGATGATCATCGTGAAGTTCATCGTGTCGCCCGAGCCGCTTTCGTCTCGTTTGATCATCCCCAGCATCGCGTCCTCTTCGGCACTGATGGTGTTGAGGATGATGTCGTCGGGGTAAGTGTGTTTGAGGTAGTCGCCCGCGGTCGTGAGAGTCGTGCCGGTTGCCATGGTGCTGGCCTTTCCGGGTGCCGGTCAGGGTCGCGTTACGAGATGCCCATCTGCTGGCGCGCCCACTTTTTGCGGGCCTCCAGTTCCAGTGGTCCACCGTCGCGGCCCAGTGCTGGCCCCGTCGTGAGATTGTTGTTGGTCATGGTTCGAGCGGGTGCCGGCGGGACCGCTGGTTTCTTGCCGACTGTGGGCGCCTGATTATTGGTCGTTGCGCCTCGACCGAACTTTTTCGACTTTGAGAGAGCCGCTTCTAGCTGCTTTTCAGCGACGTCGGCGAATTGCCGCACGTCCAGCCGAATGCCCTTCGCCTCGATCTCGTCTCTGTGCTTCGTGTAGTACTTGGCCATCTCGCCATAGACGTCGTCGAACGCGTCGTGGGCGATCAGCAGGTCGAACCGGTCGGGCTCGGCCTCGATGGTCTGTCGCACGATGGTGCGGGTCCCTTCGACGGCGCGGGTCTGCTCGGCCTCGCGCTGCTTGCGGGCGTCGGCGGCCTTGTCGTCGGCGATCTGCTTCTCCAGCCGCTTGACCATCTCTTCGGGGGTCTCTGGCTTCTTGGCCCCGCCGTTGATGGCGCGGTCCAGGACCAACTGAATGGCCTGGTCTTCGGTGATGCCGGCGATCTCGGCCAGCGCGGCGATCGCGTCGTCCTTCGCCTTGGCGGCGGTGCGGTCGAAGCGGTCGGCCTTGGCCCTGACGTCGCCCATGCCGCGCTCGGCGTCGCGGATCTCACGCTGTCGGCGGGTCAGGGCGGCGAACTCGCGCCGGCGGGCGGCGGCGTCCTTGTCCACCTCGGGCGGCTTCGCCTCGGCGGCAGGTTCGACCGGCTTGGCGGCGGGCGCGGCTTCGCCCTCGGCCGGTTCACCCTCGGCAGGCGTCTCGCCAGCGGGCTCGCCCTGGGCGGCCAGGAACGCAGCGACGCGCGCCTCTCTGGTCTCGGGGCGCGGGGCCTCGGCAGCGGGCGTTACGGTCTCAGTCGGTGCGGCGGCAGCGGTTTCATCAGCCATTCACCATGGCGGCGCTGATTAAAAGCCCGTACAGTCAGCGTGCGGCGCCACGAAGGGTAATGGCGAACAAAAACGGGCCGAGAGTATGGGACCCGGGTTCAAATCCCGCCCGCCGCACTACTTTTTGGGCAGGCGCACGTCGGCCACGAGGTACCAGCCCATGTGCAGGAACAGCCAGAGACGCGCGATCATGACCACGGCCCCCACGGGCCAGGCGGGAACCTGATCCGCTGGAACAGCTCGTCTGCTTCCTTGACCCATGGCGGCTCGGGCTCAGGCGGCCCACCCTCGGTGACCGTCTCGACGATCGTTGTCGTGGTGCTGCCGTCGGCGTTCCCGACGCGGGTCGTTGTACGCACTGTCTTGGTGGTTCTGGTGATCATGGCGTCCCCATCTGCATCTGTGGCGCGCTGGGCCCGATGGCCTGGGCGCGGGCGGCAGCAAGCTGGGCGTTCGCCTGGTCCAGTGGCGCGGTGGCGTTGGTCGCCAGGGACGCGCTGGCCGGGGGCGTGGCGGCGCTCATCAGGTCGTTCACGTCGTCCATGAACCGGTGGACCAGGTCCAGGTTCTTCGCCGGCACGTTCTCGACGTAGCCCATGGCGAGGTACTTCTGCGCCAGCTGCAGCGCCGTCTGCAGATCCATCCAGTCCTCTGGCGCCTCGTACTTGGCATCGTTGAGGCAGGCGTCCAGGATGCGCTCGATGTTGCGCTGACTGGCCAGTTCCAGGTCCGTCTCGCTCTCCACGTCAAGTTCGTCCATGGCCATCTCGCCGCGCTCTGGCGTCCAGATGCCCGACTTGACCCGGTCCAGCACCGCCTCCAGGCGGCCGGCCGGCGTGGTGGGCAGCAGATTCGACGTGTCGAGCTGCAGCTGATAGGCGTCCTCGTCGAGGTTGACCTTCGCC